TTTACATTTTTGGTTGGAGCTTATGATGTATTCAGGTTATGAAACTGAACATTTGATGAAGTGGCTTGATTCATATACAGAGGGATCTTATAGAGGTTATGATCAACTTGATTCTTGGATAAAAGTTGCGGGGTTAATGGTTGAACAGGAACTTGCAATAAAACGTTTACCTTGTAGATGGGTTGTAAAGGATCATATGCTTGAGGATGAATTTCTTAGAGGGGGTAGGCAATTAAGTATGGAAAGAAAGAATCTTATGAAACAATATCTCTGGGACATTACTTATTATCTTCAAATCGTTAGGAATACTCTTAAGAATAAACCTTGGAAACAAACTCAGATGATGACCGATATTAATCAATATGAAGAGGCAATGATTCAAACTTGCTTGGCATTATTTAAGTTTCTTTATTTTGCGGGATTCACTAAGGAGTCGATTTATGTAATATATTATAAGAAAAATATGGTCAATCAATTTCGAATTAAATCTAAGTACTAATGATAAGATCCAAACACCCGACAACCCAAGCTGCTTGGGAATGGATTAATGAATTCTTAGTAACCCAGGAAGCTAAGGTTAAGAGAAGAGGTGGAATACGTAGTGGACCTCAGGTTGTTTCGTATGACCATTTTTTTGAAATAAATAAGGCTTGGGTAGACCCGGAATTTGATTTCGGGTTTATGTTTGGATATAAAAAACAGAAATGGACTACGCTTAAGTCTAATTATATCGATATGAATATGCTTGATTTGGTTAAAAGCGAAGTACTTGAACGAGAAAGAAAGAAAGCTCAAAATTATAATTTGGCATTTAAGTTTTCAAATACACATGGGTCTGGGCATGGTTGTTTAATATCTTTAGTATTTCAAAGGCGTTATACCCAGGATAACCCAATTATTATTATGAATATTAGGTCATCAGAGGTTACTAAAAGATTACTTATGGATTTTTTATTGGTACAACGCATGGCTGAGTATATATATGGAGAGGATGCTAGTGTTAGTATTAAATTATATTGTGGTAATGTATATGTAGTGGCTGAGCATTTTGTAATGTATCATAATCATAAACCATTGGAAACTATAATTGATCCTGAACATAGTGGTATGGAATATAAAGTTATGCAGATTTTAGAAAAATTTAAACAACCTGAATCATTGAATATAACATATAAAGTTCATCTTCGATCAGTGAAGAGGATTCATAAATTACCCAATCCCGAGTTGAAGGCCAAGGATTGTTTACTTTGAATAGGGAATACTATTAATAAATAAATATAAATAATATGGAAGTAATTACAATTAATCCGGCAGAACAAAGGGTGGTAGTTTTACCTATACCGGAAAAAGAAACTAAAACTAGGACTGGGATTATTTTACCTGTAGGAGTTGAACAGGATCAACCTGGAATGGGTTGGGTTATTAAGGTTGGTAAAGGAAGTAAAGACCACCCGATGATATATAGAGCAGGACAAAGGGTGGTTTATAGTAAATATTCTGGGGTAGATATTAAATTAAATATTTTTAATCATGGTGAAAATGTCTATAAGGTGATGAACCAGTTAGATATTATGGCTACTATGCAAACTGCTGAAAAATGAGAATATATTCAAATTGTTACCATTTAATGTCCGAAATTTTTCGTGAAGTATACGAGATGGGACATATCGTACATCCTTATTCTATGCAAAATAAAATTGTAAAGGGGGATGATGATTATTCTACAAAAGAGATTACAAATTATTCATATTCTCTTACCAATCTTTTTAAAGTGGATTATTTATTCTTTGCTGATGGTCGAGCTAGGGTTTGGGCAGATGCAGAATTTGAAGAAAGAGTTTCTGATAATTATATTAATCCTGGTGAAGCTTATAAATTAAGGGAAAATATTTGGCAGGAGTTTTTAAATGGGGGTGGACGATTTGATTATTCTTATAATGAAAGAATATATTGGTCTTTGGATTTTGTAATAAAAGAACTGAAAAGAAACCCGGATTCACGTCAAGCTATTATATCTGTGTGGGATGCCCGGTTAGACTCAGAAGGTATGGGGGGTGAATATAGAATACCATGTTCAATGTATTATCAACTCCTTATACGAAATGGGAGATTAAATATAATATATAACCAACGAAGTGGAGATGTTGTAACCCATTTTGGGAATGATGTTTATTTGGCTTGGCGATTAATGGAATATATTGCTGAAAAATTAAGGATAAGATCTGGATACTTATTCCATAATATAGGTTCACTTCATGCATATAAAAAAGATTGGGATAAATTAAAAATGTGTATTAAGGATATTAAATTATTATAATTGTTACAATTAGATTATAAATATAAACTCGTTAAAGTTTGGACAGAGCTCCGACAGTTGGTTGCATATTGCAAACAGACGGGTTATGCTTCAACTGATTTTGAATCATCTGGGGCGAATGCGATGTACCCAGGTTCATATCCTACTATACTTGGAGTATCATTTCAACCGGGGGGAGCTTGGATTATACCTTTAGCCCATAAAGAATCCTCTTTTAGGGGTGAGTGGGAAGAAGTTCTTAGGTTCTTTGGTCATAATGTTATTGAAGATCCTGATATAATTAAGATTGGGCAGAATATAAAATTTGAAATACAATGGTGGCATAAGTATAATATCATTATGATTGGACGGGTTTTTGATACCATGTTGGCTAAGTATTTATTAGATGAAGAACGTCCTCATGGGTTAAAAGAAATGGTAACCCGTTTCTTACCTGATTATAGTGGGTATGATTTACCAGGGCAACCTGGATCTAAAGCAGAAAAGGAACGTATCATAGAGTTCTGGTCAAATGTACCTTTGTTAGAACTTTCTAAATATTGTGCTCTTGATGCCGATCTTACTTTTAGGTTATGGGTATTTTTTGAAAGGCGATTAATTGATAACGGATTTTATACTCTTTTCAGAAATATGCTTATGATGGCATCTCGAGTTCTTAGTGAGGTTGAATGGTTGGGGATAACTTTGGATAGGGATTATCTTTTAGAGTTGGTTGATAAATATAAAATTAAGATCGAGGAATGTAGTCATAGGTTGATAAGTTTACCCATAATTGGTAGATATGGGAAGGCTAGGTTGAAAGAAATTAAAAAAAAAATGATTGCAGATGTTAGAGATGAGATTGATGAACTTGAACGAGCAGGCGAGAGTGAAAGGATGATACAGAATAGAGAAGATAAAGTATCAAGGTATATTGCTGGGGATTATGCTAATACTAAAAAGGAACGGGAGATGTTAACTCCTCTTAATTTTAATAGTCCTAAACAAATGATTGATCTCTTATTTGAAAGCCCTGATGGGTTTGAATTTGATGTGGTTAAATATACAGAGGACAAGAAAACTAAGAAAAAAACTAGTACCCCTTCTACTGATGAAGATGTGTTGTTAGAATTAAAAAATGATGATGATACGGGGTTTATAAAAAATCTTCTCGAGCTAAGGGGTTTAACAAAGTTGAACTCTACTTATGTAGTGGGTATGTGGGAAAGATTAAATTCTAACAATAAAGTACATGGTTCATTTCTTATACACGGTACAGTTACGGGTAGATTATCTTCAAGGAATCCGAACTTACAGAACATACCCAGAGATACAACAGCTTCAGATATTAAGAAAATGTTTGTTGCTCCCAAAGGTAAACTCATTCTCCAGCTCGACTATTCCCAAGCCGAACTTAGAGTATTGGCCTTCGAAGCTAAAGAAGAAATGATGATGCAATGGTTTGCCGAAGGTAGGGATATCCATTTGGCATCTGCATGTCATAAATGGGGTGAAAGTTATGATAGGATTTTAAAAATATATAAAGATGAATCCGATAAAGATTATGAGACATGGAAAATTAGAAGAAAACAAGCAAAAACTATTAATTTTGGTATTGTTTATGAACAGGGTGCTAAGAAATTAGCTGAGAGTTTATCCACAGATGATTATAGAGTATCATATGATGAGGCACAGGAATTTCTTGATGATTTCGATGATCGATTTCCTGCTATTGCTAAACATGTTGAGAGGCAACATAAAAAAGTTAAACGAAATGGATTTGTTTATAATCTTTTTGGGAGAAAAAGAAGATTACCCAATGTAGATTCAGATAATTGGGGAAAGAAGGCAGAGGCATTAAGACAATCAGTTAATGCTCCTATTCAAGGGGCTGCATCTGATTTTGCTTTATTCAGTTCAATCCTTATACGAGAATATAAGCGTAAATCTTTATTGCCTTCATCACTTGAGCAAGTGGGGACAGTACATGATTCTTTGAAATATTATATTGACCCAGTTGATATCCATAAAGCAATACCCATATTATATAAGATATGTGCAAATCCTGAAACTAAAAAATGGTTTGGTTTTGAAATAAAGGGGATTGTAATGAAGGTGGATTTTGAAATCGGAAAAAATTGGGGGGAGTTACGTAGATATGATCCACAAGAAAATTACGAAAAGTGGGTTGCTTAATATACTATTATATATAAAGGGATTGATATGAGTAAGGGGAATTTAATACGATATGGGGAGAAATCAGATCTAATGAATATATCTATTATTCATGGAGATGAAACTTTTAAGTTTAATTTGAATGAAGAGGTTGTAGTAAATGAGAATCGTATTAATAAGGAGATAAAAGAACAACCTTCTGCTTATGCTTTTTTAGGTATGTTGCATAAAAAATTGATTCGTAAAGCTAAGGATAAAGAAAGGACGATGAAGAAGACTTATGCTATCATGTTTATTAAATTTAAGGGGGATATGGATGAAACAACTAATAGACCAATGGCTAATGATTTAGCAAAAGAAAAAGCTATTGCTTCATCTCGTTATCAAAAAACGGTTAAAGAATATATTAGAGTTCAACATGAGAGTGATATACTTGAGGTATGCGTTTTATCATTTGAACAGAGATCAGCATTAATACAAACATTATCAGCTAACATTCGTAAAACAAAAAAAAAAAAAAAAAAACAAAATTAAAAG